GAGGTTATAAAAGAGCGGTCGTTGTTGGAAATGAGCGATGCAGAGCTAGGTATTCCAGAACCGGAAGCGGAACTGCTTGAAGTAAAACCAGAAGATTTAGAAATGATTGAACGGGTGGAAGATTTTGATAAGCCCTGAAAAACTAAAACTCCTTCAAGCAAATAAGGATAAACTACCCCCCGAAGTTAGAGCCAAGATTGGTAAGCTTTTGGAAGAGCGTAGCGATATCACTGCACAAGAAGAAGCTAAAGACAGTTTCATGACCTACGTAAACTACGTATGGCCTAATTTTATTCATGGTCGTCATCACGTCAAGATGGCACAAGCGTTTGAAAGGGTAGCTCGTGGAGAATGTAAACGGCTTATTATTAATATGCCTCCTCGCCATACTAAGTCCGAATTTGCTTCTTATCTACTTCCGGCCTGGTTTTTGGGTAAATTCCCTAGCAAAAAAGTTATTCAAACCTCTCACACTGCTGAGTTGGCGGTGGGTTTTGGTCGTAAAGTTCGAAATTTGGTGGATTCTGACGTCTATAAAGATATTTTTCCTGACGTGGCTCTACAATCCGACTCGAAGGCAGCAGGTCGTTGGGCTACTAATCGCGGTGGTGATTACTTTGCTATTGGTGTGGGGGGTGCTGTTACTGGTAAAGGCGCTGATCTTCTCATCATTGACGATCCCCACTCTGAGCAAGAGGCTACTATAGCCGAAACTAACCCAGAAGTCTACGATAAAACCCACGAATGGTATACATCAGGCCCTCGTCAGCGTCTACAACCGGGTGGGGCTATCGTAATTGTGATGACACGTTGGTCAAAACGGGATTTAACGGGTCAAGTTCTTAAATCTGCGGCTCAAAGAAGCGGAGAAGACTGGGAAGTTATTGAGTTTCCTGCTATTTTGCCCTCTGGAAAACCACTTTGGCCTGAATTTTGGTCAAAACTAGAGCTAGAAGCGTTGCACGCTGAACTTCCTAACGGAAAATGGATGGCGCAGTATATGCAGCAGCCAACATCGGACGTAAACGCCATCATAAAACGTGAATGGTGGAAGATTTGGGAAGAAGAAGACCCTCCTTATTGTGAATTTTTGATTCAATCTTGGGATACAGCGTTTTTAAAGACAGAACGCAGCGATTACTCGGCGTGTACTACTTGGGGTGTGTTTTATAGACCGGATTCAACCGGAAAAGACCAAGCAAACATAATTCTCCTTAATTGCTTCAAACAGCGTATGGAGTTTCCAGAATTAAAACAACGGGCGTATCATGAGTACAAGGAATGGGAACCCGATGCACTGATTGTGGAGGCTAAAGCGTCCGGTGCGCCACTCGTATTTGAGCTAAGAGCTATGGGAATTCCGGTCCAAGAGTATACTCCTAGCAGAGGTAATGATAAAATCGCAAGATTAAATGCTGTTGCAGATATTTTTGCGTCTGGTCATGTATGGGTACCAAACACACATTGGGCTGAAGAATTGGTTGAAGAGGTGGCAAGTTTCCCCTCTGGCGAACATGATGACTTGGTAGATAGTATGTCTCAGGCACTACTTCGTTACCGTAAGGGTGGATTTATTAGGCTACAGTCTGACGAAGAGGATGAAGTTTTAGAGTTTAAGAGTAGACGTAATAGGGGTTACTATAATGTTTAAGACTTTGAAACGGTGGTGGTACTACTGGAAGTTAAGTAGGAAGGTTAAAAAGAATTTGCAAAATCAAATTGAGCGGAGTAGAAAAATGCCACCTGCGGCACCACCTACCCTAGAGCAAGTTGAAGCATTTAAAAAAGAATGGGATCTAGGTTGGGACTCCCACATGATCCAAAAGATTGAAAACAAACGCAGGTACTTTGAGGCGGACATAAGGATTTAATATGGCAATTGAAAAAGGTTTGTACGCAGCCCCACAGGGTTTAGAAGCTTTAGCCGAGCAGCAGCCAGACATTGAGATCGAGATTGAAGATCCAGAGGCTGTAAAAATTGGCGTAGATGGGGTAGAAATTAATCTTGAGAAAGAAGATAAAGAACCTTCTGACGAAGACTTTGATGCAAACCTAGCCGAGTACATGGATTCTGGCGAACTAGCACAAGTTGTTGGAGACTTACTTGGTGACTACGAGTCTGACGTTGCTAGCCGTAAAGATTGGATTCAAACTTACGTTGATGGTCTTGAGCTTTTAGGTATGAAGATTGAAGAGCGCATTGAGCCTTGGCCCGGTGCTTGTGGTGTATACCACCCAATCTTAAGTGAGGCCCTTGTTAAATTCCAGTCTGAAACAATGATGGCAACCTTCCCTGCGGCAGGTCCTGTTAAGACACAAATCATCGGTAAAGAAACACCAGAGAAAAAAGATTCTGCTGAACGTGTTCAAGATGATATGAACTATCAACTGACTGATCGTATGCAAGAATACCGTCCTGAGCATGAGCGTATGCTATGGGGCTTGGGTCTAGCTGGTAATGCGTTTAAGAAGGTTTATATTGATCCAGCATTAGATCGTCAAGTGTCTATGTTTGTACCCGCTGAAGACATTGTGGTACCATACGGCGCATCTAGCTTAGAAACAGCAGAACGTATTACTCATGTGATGCGTAAAACAGAAAACGAATTACGCCGCTTACAAGTCGCTGGCTTTTATTGTGATGTAGACTTAGGCACACCAGACAATGTTCTGGATGAAGTAGAAAAGAAAATTGCCGAGAAACTCGGCTTTAGAGCCACAAGCGATGATCGCTTTAAGGTTCTTGAAATGCACGTTAACTTAGACTTACCTGGTTACGAGCATAAGGATGAGGACGGGGAACCTACAGGCATAGCTTTGCCATACGTAGTGACTATCGAAAAAGGTAGTATGACCGTTCTTGCGATTAGACGAAATTGGGACCCCGAAGATGAAACTCATCAAAAGCGTCAGCACTTTGTTCACTATGGTTATATACCCGGCTTTGGCTTCTATTGCTTTGGTCTTATTCATCTCATCGGTGCATTTGCTAAATCAGGCACTTCCATCCTCCGTCAATTGGTTGACGCTGGATCACTTAGCAACTTGCCAGGTGGCTTTAAGACCCGTGGACTGCGTGTCAAAGGCGACGACACACCGATAGCGCCAGGTGAGTTCCGTGACGTAGATGTACCAAGCGGAACTATGAAGGACAACGTAATGACTCTCCCGTACAAAGAACCTTCATTGGTTCTGGCGGGTCTGTTAGATAAAATTATTGCNGAAGGTAAATCGTTTGCTTCTGCTAGCGATATGCAAGTATCTGATATGAGTGCTAACGCTCCTGTTGGTACAACCTTGGCAATTCTAGAGCGCACGTTGAAAGTAATGTCGGCTATTCAAGCTCGTATTCANTACTCAATGAAACAAGAGTTCAAACTCTTAAAGAAAATTATTGCGGAGTACACACCAGATGAGTATTCGTATGAACCCGTTGAAGGCTCGCCGAAGGCAAAGAAGTCTGACTATGATAATTGCGAAGTTATTCCAGTGTCGGATCCCAATGCGGCGACAATGGCGCAAAAGATTGTCCAATACCANGCAGTACTTCAACTGGCAGCCCAAGCACCCCAACTATACAACCTCCCGCTTCTCCATAGACAAATGCTCGACGTACTGGGGATTAAGAATGCGGCAAAGCTCGTTCCGATGGAAGACGACCAGAAACCACAGGATCCGATTACCGAGAACATGAGTGTCCTTAAGGGCAAACCACTTAAAGCGTTTATTGGGCAAGATCACGAAGCGCATATCAAGTGCCACATGGCTGTTATGCATGATCCTAAAATTCAGTCTTTACTACAAGGCAACCCACAAGCTCCGATTATGCAAGCCGCACTTATGGCCCATATTAACGAGCATTTAGGTTATGAGTATCGCAAACAGATGGAAGAAACAATCGGTGTACCTATTCCGTACAACGACAATGCAGACGAAGACTACGCATTACCTCCAGAAGCAGAGTTACAAATCTCTCGTTTGGCTGCTGACGCATCTGTCAAGCTACTTGGTATTAACAAAACTCAACAAGCTGCCCAAGCAGCACAACAAGCTCAAAACGATCCAATCGTTCAAATGCAACAACAAGAGTTACAACTTAAAGCTCAAGAAATTGCAATTAAACAGAAGAAGCTTGCCGCTGACGCAGCAGGTAAAGCAGATCAACTCGAGATTGAGAAGATGCGTATTGCATCACAAAAAGAAATTGCCGCTATGCAAGTTGGTGCCAAGACTCAGAACGACAAAGCTGTTCTTGACTCTAAACAAAAGATAGAAGGTATGAAAATAGGTGTGGACGTTGCGAAGAGCAAAGCGCAAATGGAGCACCAAAATAAGCAAGGAAACCAAAAGAAAGGTGAATAATGCTTGATAAAGGACTGTCGATTCTATTACGCCAAATAGATGAGAAAGTGGAGATTCTACAGGAATCCCTAGGAAAAGGCGCAGCAACTGACTATGCCGATTACCAAAAGAAGTGTGGAGAGATACAGGGTCTGCTAACCGCACGTCTTAATATATTAGACCTACGTAAAAACTTGGAGCACTCGGACGATGAGTAACCTAGATTTATCACAAGCAGTAGATTTAAGTGCAATCATGCACAAAGCAGCAGAAGACAAAGCAAAGCAACTCCCAGAACCAACGGGATACAGAATGTTATGCGCAATTCCGGAAGCCGAAAAAGAATTTGAAAGCGGCATAGCAAAAGCAGATGAAACCCTTAGACATGATGAACTATTAACAACCGTACTTTTTGTGGTTGCTATGGGTCCTGATTGTTTTAAAGACGCTAGTAGGTTCCCTACTGGTCCTTGGTGCAAACAAGGCGATTTTATCTTAACCCGTCCCAACGCTGGTACACGTCTAGTTATTCATGGTCGTGAATTCCGTTTGATTAATGACGATAGCGTAGAAGCAGTCGTGCAGGATCCGAGGGGGATAAGTAGAAAATTCATATGAGAACTGAAGCTCAAAAAGAATCCCGTCGTAAATATGAAGCTAGCGCAAAAGGTAAAGCCGCTAAAAAACGCCACGAAGAAGCTTATAAAGCATCTGGTGGTCGGGCTAAAGCGGAAGAACGTCGTAAAGAAGTTCCTTTATCTCCAGCTAGAAAAGCAGCAAGAATTAAGTGGGCTAAAAATAACCCAGCATATTCCGCTGCTCAACGTGCTTTACGTAGGTCTTTAGAGCGCAATCTTTCAGAACTAGACAGATTAGTTATTGAAGAAGCATACGATCTTGCCCAAACTAGAAGGCAATTATTTGGAACTGATTGGCACGTAGA